ATTTAAAGCACACCAGAAAGTTAGTTCTTTATTTGGAGTTGGGTCCATTGCTGATATTTTTATTAAAATATCTTTAATATCGTTGGTTTTTGGAGCAGAAATATCTGTTTTGGCTTTAGTTAATATTTTATTGCCAAAGTCATTTATTAATCGTTGTTCGTTATATTCTCGTAGTAATTCTTTTATTTTCATTTTATGCCCCTAAAACATCAGGAGGTAATCCACTATTTCCAAAACCCGGAACAATATTAGGAACACCGATTTTATTGTTTAATAACCCAATTGAAGAATTTTGAACGGTTGTAGCATCGCCATTGGGTTGATTTAAAATAGAAGTTACGCTATTAATTCCACTGTTTGTTCCGCCGTTGGAAACAGACGGAGCATTAAATAATGATGAATTAACTGATGATCCTAATTGACTAACTTGATTTAAATTAGTATTAACTGGTGCAATGAAACTTGGAGTAGTATCAAAAAATGTTTGAAGAACTGCATCCCAACTTGCAATTTCATCATTGTTAACTAATCCTGAGTTATATAAAACGGTTTCACATTCAATAGACATTTTATTTTGCATATATTCAGAACTTGAAAAATCAACAGTATCATGATCAAAGGAAGATATCACTGGATTTACTAAAACATACTCAGTATATTGTGGTCCAATTGTTGGATCAGAATTTGTTTGACGATTAAATTGATATATTCGTATACTTCTAAAAAATGGATTAGTTTTATTCATCGCAGAACCAAGAGTATCAACGGTATCCATACCATAATTTACTCCCCAATTAGAAGAAGTGCTATATAACATTTCAACATTTGCTGTGCTTGGTGCCCATTGATACGGAACTGCTATTCCTTGATTTTGTGATGCTTGAAAATTTACGTATCGTGGGTCTTGAATCATATATTGATAATATGCATACCAAAATCCTCGTATAGTATCAACAGTATCATCCCAGAAACTTATTTCAATTGGATCATATGTTATTTTGGTTGTTGTTAGACTCCATCGATTATATTGATTATTCTTTTTAACATCAAATTTAAAAGTTGGTAATTTTGCAGTTTTTGCTAAAATTCCTAAAATTGGAACATTAGTAGGATTCCAATTAATTCTAAAATTAGAAGTTGCCTCTCCTAATGCGGCATTCACGGCACTAATTACTACTGGGTCCAATTCAAAAAATATATGAAACCAATTTTTACTTTTGGGTAAGAAACTGCTATTGTTAGGTCGGAAAATTTTAGATGCATGTTGATAATCACGCAAGGTAGTTGCTGGTTGATTAGATGTTCCAGATAATACTTGTGAAAGAATACTCATATAGATATTTATGTTATATTGACAATGAACTCTTCTAACAATGTTTTAATATTATCTTTTTGAGCGTATGATATCTCAAGAAAAGGAATATTATTTGTTTGACAATATATTTTTTTAATTAAGTCATGTTTTAATATCTGGTTGAATACCATTTGAAGTTTTTCATCTGACCATTTTCTTGATCTTCGTATTGGTCTATAATGTTGAATTCCTTGATATTCAATTAATCCTAAAATTTTTTTATTATTTATTATTGCAAAATCAAAAGGAAGAGGAAATATATTTTTACATTCTGGAATTTTAAATTCACTTTTATACTTCAATTTTGTGTTCTCAAGTATTAACCTAATAATAGTTTCTCCTGATGATTCTTTGCACTTCGGACATCCTCTACCAAATAAGTGCTTGTTTGGTATTTGCCAAAAATCTCCGTGAATAGGACAAGTTATACATAATTTTGTTTTTGATGTAATATATTCAGATTTATTATAATTAAAAAAATTACTATGTATTTTGGATCATCCAAAATAAACTGATCTGTTGTTTTTCTGCGAATGACAGCAGATGACTCGTAACCACAATTAATACAACCTATTCCAGCAATATGTGAATATGCTTTAACGCTAAAGTTTCCATGTTTTGGGCATGTTACAATAATATCGTAATGCGCCCCTTTATATATGACATTTTCATAGGTATATTTATAATTATGTTTCTTGTTTAATAATTTAATTAATTCTTCTTGATCAAATCGACACCTAATCCCTGTATTTTGGTTGGCACATTTTGGACACCCTGCCCCAGCTATATGATCCTTTGAACGTTGCCAAAAATCTCCATGAATAGGACAAGTTATACAGATTTTTTCTTTCCAAGAAACAAAAACAGTTTTAGTATATAAACAGTTTATATGATTTGGATGAGTTTTTGCTTTTTCAATAAAGATTTCAGTTGTATAATAAATACGCATAGCTGGTGCTCCTTAATAGCATTAGAGTCAGTAGGATTGGTAGTCCGTGACTGACATTATTTATGCTTAAAATAAAAGCTCACCAGTAATTTGGTGAGCTTTAGTGCAACAGGAGGAGATTTTTAATTAAATTGCTAGAACACCATTAGTTCTAACAACAGGTGAACCGATTCCAAATGCAGTTTGTAATGCATTATCAAATACAATAGATAGTTTAACAGTTTGAGGATCAGAAGTTTTATAGTCACTATCACTCCAATCAGCGTTACTAATATAACATCCAACAAGATTCCAAGATTCCAGAATAATTGGCTCAACTGCACCATTTCCACCATCCAATGTATCAGCAACAAGAGAAAATTTAAAATCACTTGCGGAACTAGCACTTGCTTGATTTAGGAAATCAAATTGTTTTTGCATCTGTTGTCCAACAAGCGTCTGAATATTACCTTGCATATCATCACGAAGAGTAACAGTAGTCGCATCCCATGATGGCTTTCCGGGATAGTGAACCTTGGAGTTATAAACATCAATTACTTGTTCATCAAATTTTAGACTTGGACGTTTAAAATCTATAACTTGTTTTGTCAATTCGGTTGTATCAACCGAAACACCAAAGCCAACAAAAGTCAAACGAAATCTATATTTCAATTTTGGCATTATTAAGCCCTGACCCGATGCGGAATCCCCGATATTTGAAAGCGGAACTGTGAAATTAAGCAAACTTGCGGAAGCCATAATTATATCTCCTATTACTACACTGATAGTATTTATACTTTATTGAAAAATTTTCAAAAGTAACCTTTATTAGTCCAAAATTGTAATATGCTTTCTACATTATTAAAATCAGTATAAGGAATAATTAACAATGGTATTTTGTTTTCCAAACAATAATCACTTTTAATTTTATCAGAATCTAATGTTTTATTTAATTTTTCTATACCACCAAAATGAGTAAAAGATTTGTAATGTTGAATTCCTTGATATTCTATTAATCTCAATAATTTACCATAATTATTATAAATTCCAAAATCAAAAGGAAGTGTTTTCTTTCGATGACACCCAGTAATTCTTACTTGTCTTTTATATTCTATTTTGTTCAAAATAAGAAAATTTTCAATTGCCTTCTCACCTCTTGAACTATTACAAACTGGGCAACCAGAACCTTGAAGATGATTAGTAGGAACCTGTAAGAAATCTTTATTACAAGATAAACATGTTATGATAACCGGAATTTTACTATTAATATATTTTACCTTATCATATGAATAATTATCATTAAGTGGTAATTTTTTTGCTTTTTGAACAAACTCATTAGTGGAACTTAGTAATTTCTCAGAAATCAATTTATTTTTACAAAAATAACATCCTTTTCCTGATAAATGATTATCTGGTGTTTGTAAGAAATCTCTATTACATACTAAGCAAGTTATAAGAACATTTTTTCTTGCATATTGATATTTTGTTTTTTCATATGAATATTTGCCAAAATGAATTGGTATCAAAGATGCATCTTCTATAAATTGTTCAGTAGTCTTGATTCGTTGTTTATTACATGTTTTGCGATAACATAATGGACACCCATGACCTCGTGAATGAGAATCTGGTGTTTGTAAAAAATCCTCATTGCAAAGCAAACAGGTAATAATAACTTTTGTTTTTGCATTTTTATAAACAGTTTTGTCATATGAATATATATTTTTATCTTTATTTTTCATTATAAAAATACTAGTGTCTTTTTTATTACCTCCTATAGAACATAATATACAACCATTATGACCAGATATATGATTATTGGGCAATTGTTCAAAATCTCTATTGCAAAGCAAACAGGTAATAATAACTTTTGTTTTTGCATTTTTATAAACAGTTTTATCATATGAATATCTTCCTTCATTATAATTCTTTTTTGATTGTTCAATAAACTGTTGAGTATTATAAATACGAGTTTTCATTTGATTTGTCCAATAAATTAGGGTATGCCAATAGTATAGCATACCCTAATATTAAATACAACTATTTTAACCAGCGGTTACACTGCTTGTTGTAATAACCCCTTGACCAACCAAAGTAATAGGAATATAGATATATTCAGCCACAGTTGTTGGAGCAACAGCTACATCTACAAATAATTCATTTGCGTCAATTGTTGCGGGAGAATTATTGGAAAGATCGCAAACAACTGCATAATCAGTGATTCCTCTTAGTGCTTGAATACTCTTCAAGAATTCACCGATTTGATAAGCAATTCCCTGTCGAGTTATGCTATCATTTTGCTCGAATACATACTGTCCACCAATCTGATTTAATGCTCCACGAAGATAGATAACAAGACGCGCAACATTAATTCTGCTTAATTCAGTGTCTTGGCCGCTGCGAGTCTTCTGTCCATAAATCTGAATTCCACCAGCTTGAAAATTACTAATTGGATTTACATATGCAGGATATAGAACATCACGCAATGCTTTAGAAATACTGTTTGTAATAAAATTACCAGTTTGTTCATCAACATAGCCGATAGAACTTACGTTTGTTACTAATCCTCTACGTGCTCCAGCCGGTGCAAACCATGGATAAGAAACTGCATCGCTTTGAATAATTGTTGGAAGTGCCATGAAGCTACTTGGAACAACAATATTATTACCAGTTAGATCAGTTGTAAGACCAGATGGATAATAAGTTGCTGCATAATCATAGAATGTAACCAATCCATTAACATCATCTGTTGTTGATTGATTTAGATTATTTGCCCAAGTATTCAATGCGTTTGCATTTGCTTGTAATGTTAGTGGGCTATCTGAAACAATAAATGCTGTTTCACCACGAGCTTCATCAATAGTTACCAAGGCTGGTAATACTTCTGGATAACCGGGGCAAGACATCAAATTAAAATTATAGAATTCATCTTGAATTTGATAACTATTTTCAAGAGCAGAAATCAAAGATTTCACAACAACGTTACGTTGTGCTGCGCTTCCTTGATATGCAACACCCAATTCATTATTTCCACTTAAAGTAACCCAAGTATCTGAATAAGGAACATTGCTACTTACTGTAAAATAGTTTGCCATGAATTGTTTAACATTCATACCACTACGACGAGTATTGAATAGTAAAGTTCCACGAGGATACAATGCATAACTTGGTGCATCGGGGTCTAAGTTTGCAGGGCTTGCTACCAACATTAAGCTAATTGGTTCAAGAATTCCTAATCCCGGATCAAGCAATGCATAGGTTGAATTTTCAGTTATAATATTATAATTGTTTTCTGCTGAGATTACTGTTTCCAATGCTTGTTCTTCTAAAATATCATTAAAACCAGCAGACCAACGAGCATCTGCAAAAACAATACCATTTGAACTTGTATGATCTGCATTATTAATTTGAACCCAAGTATTACCAGTGCTATAACGGTAAATACTTGGCAAACTGTTCAAATCTGCTGTATTAAGCCAAATATCCCCATATGCTAAAACATTACCGTTGCTTTGAGTTAGCGGCATACTTGCACTTGCAATTGGACCATTTACGTCAGTTAAGGAAAGGTTATAACCACGAGCATCTGCTGTAACTGTTCTATAGCTCATCCATGCATTGCCAGTATTAACTAATATATCAGCAACAGTTGGGTCATCATAATACCAGATAGTATCATTTGCTGGATCAGCGGTTGGTGTAATTGCACTAACTACATAAGTTGGAGTTACCCAATTACTAACCTTTGCAGATAATGCTGGTGATGTAAGAATACCAACAGTTGTTAATGGTGAATATGTTCCTTCATACAAATAGAAAGTTTCACCAGTGGTATTTTCAATGTAAATCTGATTAAATCTATTTAAACCAGCAGTAATTCCCGGAATAGATGCACTGTTTACAGCAGCTACAAAATCTGTTGGAAGAACTGATGGAATTGTAATTGTTACGTTGGCAGTAAATGTATTACTTCCAACAGTAGCAGTATTAATAACAAAAGTTGAGCTAGCTGTAACATTTGCACTTACAGCAGTTCCAGTAATAATAGTTGCTCCGGCTACGCGCTCCCATAGGATAGAAGCTGCGTTGGCACCAAAAGCACCATATTCAAAATAAAGTGTTCCAGCAGGAATGTTAATTCCTCCACCAATTGGATCAAGAAGAGTATTAACTGTTGCATCATTTTCAGAGATAACAACTGGTTCAACTGTCCAAACATTACTTGCAGAATTAAATTCTCTTATGACAATGTTTGCACCCTCTTGTTGAGGAGTTGTATTAAACCAAATGCTTCCAGTTGGTTCAGGTGTTGCATCAGTTGGATTCCATTGTGGGACATTTGTAAATGGACTTGCTTGATAAGCTGGTGCATAATAGGTAGCTGCTGAAATTCCAACATTACCCAACACTGAAACATCACCAGTTACCACAACGTTACCATTGCCACTATTTGCAAGATAATCAACTGTTAAAGCAAGACGATTTGAAACAATAACAGCGTTTACGCCGGTAATATTTGCAGCATTAATTCCACTTACGATTGAAGATAATGAATTTGCGGTGAAATTTACATTGGAACCATTTAAAATAATATTTCCAGTTACTATTGGGTAAGTATTAGCTCCGATAACTGTAGGAACACTATCTTGCCATGCTTGTGAACCAACCAAAACCCAAGTTCCAGAACTATTTTGGAACCATACTGGATTACTTGCATTGGCTGGAACAACTGCATAATCTCCGGGTTTTCCAATTGAAGAAGATGGCTGACAATTAGCTCCGAGATAAGCAGTTAATGAACCAATATTTCCATTAGTTTGAACTGAACTATCAAGAACCCATAATTTTCCATCACCAGTTTGGTTTGTTGAAACAATTGGAAAGAAAGTTAAGGTTGCAGCGTCAAATTCAAATAAACCCCAATCTGTGGCTGTAGTATCAAGCCATAATGTATCATTTGGTGGAGTTCCAACCGGAGCAGTTAGAGAACCACTTAATGCAGCAAGATCAATAGGCGCTCTCATAATATAAGCGGCAGACGAAACACCCAATGTTGAAAATGCAGTCATTAGACCATATTCGTTTTGTTCGGAACCATTTACTGGTGTTCCTTGAACATTTTCAAAAATTGGTGCGCCGAAGTCTTGAACAAGACTTCTTTGACTAGTTTCAAGATAAATTTGCCCTGCTGTATTTGCAGTGGTATATTGTGCAAGAGTATTACTTTGATTAACTTTATTCTGGGCAGTAGCAATCAAAATAAATGGAACGGTTCCCTGTGGTGCAGAAGTAAACTGTGTTTGATCCACTACCGAAATATCTACGCCGGGTGAAATTAGATTTGCCATTTGTTAGTTCTCCTATTACAAACTTGTCTATTGATATTTAGCAATCTATATAGAAAGAAGCCACTTTAACAAAAGAGAATTTTGAATTTTATAGGAAAATAAAAATATATTTTTAAATAGTTATATTTTTAATAATATTGTCAATTTTATTATTCAATTCTTCAACTGTTCCATTATTTTCAATATCATAATCAAATTTTTCGTCTATCCATCCCCATTCACTTATATGAACATCTGGGTATTTTATTGCCATCATACTTTCAAAACCAGTTTCATATCCATAAGTTTTTAAATATCTTACTTCATCTAATGCAGTATTATACCATTCAGGTAATTCACCGCGAGTAACTTTAATTAAAATTCCATTATATTTTCTTATAGATTCCATTTCATTAATGAAACGGCAATCATCAATAACAATGTTATTATTTAATTTCATAATTCTGTGTTCTAAAGAAGCAACCCAAATATCTGGATGAAAGCCATATCTACAAACTTCTGTTCCCCATTGTTGTAAAATCCATCGGGGCGTTAATCCTTTAATATGTAATCTTTCGCTCCACCACTGATCAACAGTTTCTCTCCATTCTCTGCTTTCTGGTGTGGAACCTTGTAATAATTCTAGTGGCCAATCAAAAACAGAAGAAACCGCTGATTTTAATGAATTAGCAAAACTAAGTTTTTGAAAATTATATTTTTCCTGAATATATTCAGAAACTTTTCCCTTGCCTGAGCCAATATTTCCCATAATTCCTATAATCATATATGTAATTATTCCTTTAATATCGATCTTGTTTTTATTATAACTAAGTTTTTATCGTTATGCAACCCTAAAATGATAAATAATAAAGAGGTAACAGAATCATGGCCGAAGAAAGAAATGTTGTAGATTTAGCTAAACTTAAAAACAATGTTTTTGATTATGTTCGTTTTCGTTTAGGTGATCAAATGGTAGAGGTTGAACTTGATCCTGAACATTATGAAAATGCTATTGTTCGTGCTGTGGAAGTTTTTAGAACTCGTAGCCAAGCTGCCGTTGAAGAAAGTTTTGTATTTTTAAAACCACAAAAAGACGTTCAGATATATACATTACCAGAAGAAATTCAATATGTTCAAAAAATTTGGAGAAGAAGTATTGGAGACTTAGGAACTGGTGGAAGTAATTTCGATCCATTTTCTCAAGGTTATTTAAATACATATATTCTAAATGCTGGACGTAGTGGTGGTCTGTTGAGTTTTGAATTGTATTCAGATTTCCAATTTCAAGCATCACGTATGTTTGGTGGAGAAATTGATTTCAATTTCAATTCTGTAACTAAAAAATTGTCGCTTATTCGTCGTCCTCTTTGTGAAGATGAAACAATGTTACTTCAAACTTATAACTTGCGCCCATTGGTGCAACTATTAACTGACTATCGCACATTAACATTTTTAAAAGAATATACATATGCTCTTTGTTTAAGTGAATTGGGACAAGCCCGCGAGAAATATTCTACAATTGTTGGTCCCGGTGGAGGCACAACTTTAAACGGTGCTTCATTGAAAGCCGAAGCTACTGCTATCATGACAGAATTACATATGGATATTCAGAATTATAGATTCGGTGAGCGCCCTTTGGGACTTCTCATCGGTTAAATTAGAATTTTGTTTTATAAATTAGGAGAGTATTAAATGCCCCGCATTTCATTATGGCACGAAGAAAAACTCGGACAAGATTTTAAATTTTTTGATGCTCATATTCTAGAGCAATTTACAATGGGTGGAGTATCAGCATATGTCCATAAATATCTTGGTTCCGAAAATCCAAATATTATCAATGATGCAACTCAACCAATTTATCCAAATCTAAGTGCTCAAAATATTCAAGACCTTTTATTACAAGAAAACAGAGATAGAAAATATGCCCCTGACATTTATAGATTAAGATGTCATTATAATCCACAAGATTTAGATTTAGACCTATCTCAATGGGGTTTACTGATTAGTCAAGGAACTCTTTATATGACAGTTCATTTAAATAATATGATTGAAACTTTTGGTAGAAAATTAATGGCAGGTGATGTAATTGAGCTTCCAAATTTAAAAGAATTTTATAGTTTGGACGAAACAGTTCCTATTGCGCTCAAAAGATATTATGTTGTTCAAGAGGGAACACGACCGGCTTCTGGCTTTTCTCCTACTTGGTGGAATCATTTATGGAGATTAAGAATGCAACCATTAGTTGATACTCAAGAATATTCTCAAATATTAAATCAAATAGTAATTGGATTAGATGGTAGCCCAGTTTTAATAAATGGTAATACTACCACTTATAGTAATATTTCAAGTTCTGGAAATCTTTACACAACTATGAATCAAGCTATTGTAACTCAAGCTGAATATGAGACTCCAATGTCAGGATATAATACTGATGCATTATTTGCACCATTATTTGTTAATGGTGACCCGAAGCAAGGTCCATTACCTGCAAATGCAAGTCCACAACAAAAATTTACCGGCTATCTTGTAAATAGTGGCGAAGCTGTTGATGGGTATCCAGTAACTACTGCTACAGAATTTCCATCAACTCCAACTACCGGTCAATATGTTTTAAGACAAGATTATTTTCCAGCTAGACTTTATAGATTTTCGGGAACTGCTTGGACCTATGTAAACACCAAACAGAGAACTCCATTAACTCCCGGAACTGGACAAACACAAAGGGATCAATTTATAAATAATTCTAATGTCTTTACAAATTCAAGCGGAAATGTTGAACCAGTAATACAAAATTTGTCAAATTTACTAAGAATAGATAAAGGTGGAAATAGTAATTCATAAATTTTAAATAAATTCGGCAAAGAATTATGTAATATTTTTGTCACAGGAGAAATTACCATGCGCAATATGATTCTTTCTTTTATTGTTTTTATTTTTCCTATTTTAGTTATAGCACAAACACCCGCCGTAATAAAAATTGCTCATGATACCACATATCGAACTCATCAAGAAACAGTTATGGATTCAAAACATTGTTCTGCAACTGCGATTGCTCCTCACTCATTAATTACCGCAAGTCACTGTGAACTTCCAACTGATGCTTTATATCTTGAAGGAATTAATGCGGTAGTAGCAATTACTAGTAGAATAAGAGATGATAATGATCATACCATTTACATTGTAGACACAACTTTTAAAAATTATACTACAATCAAAGATGAAGAACCAACTCAAGGAAAATCTATATTTTATTTTGGAAATCCCGGAAAATTACATGATATATTTAGAAAAGGAACAACTGTTGGAACCATAGCTCAAAGTGATAATGAACCAAAACAAATATTATATGATTTTAATATTTGGTATGGAGATAGTGGGGCTGGTATATTTAACGAATCTGGACAATTAATTGGAATATTAACTGGAATGGTTGTTGAACCTGCACCAGACGATAATACATCTTCTTTTAAATTGGCTTTTTCTTATATATTAGATTTCAAGAAAAAAGATATAGATAAGTTATATGAAAATAAAAATTAGTGTTCTCGAACAAACTTAGTAATTCCTAAACCTTTGATGGCTTGTTGTGTTCCGCTAATTTGGCGCAGAACATCGGCGAGACTGTCATGCGTCACCAATGGTTGATTCACGGAATATAAATCTAATAGAGTTCTACTATCTCTAACAGCACCATAGTTCCATGGAACACTCTTTTTATGTTCACCATAAAGATCGGTCAAAATACAAATATCCATGGTAATACCTTGTGCCCAAATTCTATTTTTTAGCCAACAAAACTTTGACAATTGTTCAAGAGATTCAACTATAGAAACTCGATCTGATTCTCCAAATATTCGATCTTGCACTTCGTGACTTTGTTTAGACCACCATACAAGCGTTCCATCATCAACATGTCTATTTTGTTGATCTTCGAGAGTTAACAACAAATCAAGAGTTGGATTTTCAGAAAAATCTGTTGTTATTTCAAATGGATTAAATGCCACGGCTGCAATACTTAAAACTTGAGCATTTGGTGTAGTTCCCAAAGTTTCAATATCAATCATGATGTCAGTATATATTTTACTCATGTTTATATAATATCTTTGTTTAATAAATTTGTCAATTGCAAAATTTAGCCAATATTATTGCATTTTCGGTTGGATATTTAATATATTTAATTATGGTGCTGTCTCCTCTTAATGCAACTAGTTGCACATCTTCATCTGGATCACCAATGTATGTTATAACATAAGGATTTAAAGAAACAGCCAATAATTGTAATTCCTTATCTGGATTTTTATTATATCGTATAGTAGTGGGTGTTTCTGTTATGGCAGTTTTCCAAAGTTCTTGTGATGGAAATTTCATCCTTAGAATATAATGACCATTTAATGATAAAGCTGCTATTTTTACTTTTTCTGATGGTTCCTTAATATCATTAAAAACCATATAATCTTGTATTATAGCAATAATTTGTAAGTCTTCGCATAGATCATTGATATTATGAGATGCTATTAATTTATTTATTTTACTACCAATATCATTGATATTTTTCGGCATTTTGATTTTATTTTTCATTGCTCAAACATCCACAACATAGCTTCTTCATCTGAAATTTTCCGAACATTGTGCTCATATTTTGGAATATATCCACGTTGATTTTTATATGTCACATGAATATAAGTTGTAAAACCAGCAACTTCACTTCCTACTACTGAGCTTAAAATGTCAAAACTGCACATCTCATCAAGTCGATATTTTACATAATCGCCGATTTTTAGTTTAACTCCATTGACATCTTTCATTTAATTCTCCAGAATATATAACATTGCTTCTTCATCACTAACTGCTGACATTTGCCACGCAAATCGAGAAGATGTTGTATTTAAATATTTGATTTTATATACTGATCCTGAACCAACTAATATTATTTGTGCTAAAAACATATTACGAGTATAGCCAGTAAAATCTCTATCTATAACACGCACAATTTGCCCGACTTTAAAAATCTTGTTCCATTTACTATCGGTATGAATCATTTTAATTCTCCAATAAGCAAAGCATTGCTTCTTCGTCTGATACTTTATAAACTGCAAATGAATAGTTGCTATTGATATTATCATGCGAAAGTCTTACTTTGATGCTGACAATGTTATCTAATTCCAACAAATTAATAATTTGTCCAAAGTAAATAGTAGTATCGCTTGGATTCCACCAAGCAGTGTATTTTACGTAATCTCCGATTTTTAATTCAATTCCGTTTTTATCCACCATCAATGTTCCAATTTCCAAAGAAATGCTCTTTTATCTGAAATTTTATATATTTTCATCGAATCGTCGATTACATAATCATAATCCCCACAATTCCATCGTTCGGTAGAACTGATGCCACTACTGTTAATCGTTACATAATTTTGCGCCGCTTCAATAATGACACTTGTATATCTAAACGTTTTATAATATGGGGGCATACAACGAACTACATCACCAACCTCCAATATTTTTCCGTTTTTATCAAGCATATTATTCACCTAATCAATTACAAAATTTTAGTATTTTTGTAAAAGAAATTTCTTATCTGCTGCCTTGGTTTTTGGGTCTTCCCACAAAAAAACATGAGAAATTGAATTAAGTGGTTTATCTTCAAGCATATTCAGCATTGCCTGATGTGTATAATCCTCGATTTTTGGCCAATCAGCATCAAAAATCTTAAAATCCCAACTATAAATTTGTGGTTCTGGATAAGTGGCGCT